CGATGACACTATCTGCACGGCAAGCTTCCACAACTTTGCCAAGCTATTCATGCAGCTTGAGGGCACCTATCAAGTTTATTTAGATGTAGAGATAGACGCATCATATTTGCACTGCCAGTCATTTATCCACGGAACGAAGGTCAGTTTGGCTACGCTAGCAAAGATTAGCGCAGAAGATGACATAACGTATGATGAAGCATGGGCACAGTTGCGGGACTACTTGATTACTAAAGGGTGGGAAGGTACTGTTACGCCAGTGTACACTGAGTTCACTCCAGCACTTGTTAAGGAGAGCTACTTCATTGTTACTGGTGAAGAGATTACTTTTTCAGTGAGATTACCTGAAAAGGTGATGGACTTAATCAGTCACCAGACGCTCCTGCATGGCGCATGGATGCTAGCACTTGGAGATGACAAAGACTTCTCGGTGTTAAACAAGCTTGTTGCATCGCGCTATAAGAATGAACCAGTGTTCAACTGTGGTAGTCCTAAGCAGATGCAGAAGCTGTTGTATGAGGTCATGGGGTTTGAAGTGGTAGTAGCAAACCAGCCTACTGACACTATGAGAGCAGCAGGACTTAGGCAGGGTACTCCAAAGACCGACAATTTGGCAATGGCCTATGCCTTGCAGACAGCAACGCCAGAGCAAACGCTTGCGATAAACGCTGTTATACGTATGAAGATGGTAGTAACTCGTAGGAGTCTCTACTATAGCCCATATCCGCATTTTGTCCACTGGAAGACAGGCCGAGTGCATAGTTCGCACAATCAGTGTTCTACTAACACCAGAAGGGCATCAGCTAGCAAGCCAAACGTGCAGCAGGTTAGCAAGCAAGAGAAGGTTGACGGATACCTTCCGAAGGTTAGAGAAGTATTCATTCCGCACCGAAAAGGTGCAGTAGTGGTGTCGATGGACTTCATGGCTCAAGAGCTTAGGATTATCGCTGACTACTCGCAAGACAAGGGGATGCTTGCCTGTTTCATTGGAGACAATAAGAAGGATATGCACGCTCTGACTGGTGTTGGAATCCATAACTACAGGGCAGATGTTGCGATGAGCTACGAAGAGTTCTATGCTGCGGTCAAGGATGAGACAAATCCAGCACACGGAGTGGCTTACATAGAACGAACGCTAGGTAAGAAGACAAACTTCACTAGCGAATTTGGCGCTATGGCTCCCAAGCTAGCTCAAACCTTAATGGTAACTGTTGAGGAAGCTCAGGTATTTCTTGACGCTAAGGAGTCTGCATTTCCTGATGTAGTTCTATGGAAAAACAAGGTCATTGAGCAGGAAGTTAAAGCATTAGGGTATGTAAAGACTAAGATGGGCGCTGTACGACATCTGGTTCCAGCACTGACATCTGGTGATGGCTATAAGATGAGTAAGGCAGAGCGTCAAGGTGTGAATACCAAGGTGCAAGGGTCAGCAGGCGAGATGACGAAAAGGGCTGAAGGCAGAATCTGGCAGGCTAGACTTGAGCAGCAGTTTGACTGTGAAATTATGTTCCCTGTGCATGATGAAATCGTAGCATCGGTCATGATCGAAGACTTGCTAAAATTCATCCCGGCAATGCACTCTTGTATGGTGCAACCGTATGGAGACATGATGGTTCCTATCATGTCGAGCATCAGCTTTGGTAGAAGCTTTGGGCCAGCTTTTCAGGTGGATATAGGAGAGTTACCTACGGAAGAGGCTATCTTGAAAGGCCTTGCAACTATGTATGATAGGGAGAAACCCAAGCAACTTGAGGTAGTTACAGCATGACAAGTGCTTCAGATCGAGGCAAGGAAGGTGAGGGGTTACTTAAAAAGTACCTTGATACGCTGTGTCGCTACAGTGATACAGCATATTATAGGCTTCCTGACGCAAGGGCTGGAAGCATGAGGGCTACCTTAGCTGACTTCTTACTGATGCGTAAAGGCGTACTCCATCTAATAGAGTGCAAGGAAGTTAAGCATGACTTCAGATTACCACACGGGAATTTTGATAAAGCTCAGGTTGCAAGGCAGAGATTGTGGAAAGACGCAGGTGCCAACAGCCTTGTGTTAGTCTATCACTCTACATTAGGTAAGTGGAGAGGCTACGACATAGAAAGGTTTATCGACCGCAGCGAAGGCGGTTCGTGGGATTTGAGGGATACAATACCAAAAACATTACCGGAACTTTTATGCTAACAATATATAATGATCAGCACTTAGGCGCTATCAGAAGCGGTGGCACGACACTGACTAGCCAGTGGGAGCTACGCCAGCACCTGCAACGGGACTTCAAACGGCTCTTACCTACCAACACTGATCTACTTCTTCTAGGTGATCTTTTCGATGCAGTTAACGTCCCTATCCGTGACGTACTTGAAACGTTCTTCACACTGAAAACATGGGCTGCTGCTAATCCCGGTAAAGTGTGCTGGCTTGTTGCCGGAAATCATGATTTGTCAAAGACCAGTAACGTCATGTCAAGCTTTGATTTCTTATCAGCATTGCTTGCGGATAGTTGCCCTGCAGTCATCAGCGTCAAAGCACCTCTGATGACTCCGCACGGCTATATTATCCCGCATTTACCAAATCAGCAGCTTTTCGATGCAGCACTTGCCGCTGTACCTGAGTGCAAGGTTTTATACCTGCACTGCAACTACGACAATAACTTTGCTGCGATGTCAGACCAGTCACTCAACCTCAGCAAAGAGCAGGCAGCGGCCTCAATTGCTGAAGCGATTGTGATTGCACATGAACACAAGTCGAAGCGTGTCGGCAAGGTCTTTATCCCCGGAAATCAGATTGCTAGCAGTTGTTCCGACTGGCTCGGTGTACGTGTTAAATTCTACACTACTGTCGATGCAGGTGTTGTCTCCCTGTTGCCTGTCGAGACAACAGGAGGATTTGCCGAACTGGATTGGCAAGCGCTTGATGGACTTAGCGAAGCAAAATTTGTTCGGGTTACCGGAAATGCCACCGCAGACCAAGCTGCACAGGTAGTGACTGCTATCAGTAAATTACGGCAGACTAGCCAAGCGTATGTTATTACTAATGGTGTAAGTATAGCTGCAGAGGATGGTACTGCTGCTGTGTTTGAGACTGCACTGGAAGGTGTGCAAGCATTTAGCGTCATGGCTGCGCTGCGTGAGTTGATGACAGAAGAAGAAATGATAAAACTTGAGGCACTCAATGCTTAATTCGCTCAAACTGACAAATTTCCAACAACATCGTGCACTTGAGGTTAACTTCACTAGCGGACTTAACGTACTAAGAGGCGCTAACGAGGCTGGAAAGAGTGCCACATTTAGTGCCATTGCTTACGCCTACTACGGTGCACGGGCCTTGCCGCTTTCTTTGGAAGACACAGTAACGTGGGGTGAGTCGGTAAACACGCTCAAAGTAGAGCACAGCTTCACGCACAACGGCAACGATTATATCATCACCCGTAAAAAGAGTGGTGCTGAGTTGCTTGGACCTGATAGCTTACGTGTATCAGGCCACTCAGAGGTCACAAGTTACATGGAAGCTCTATTTAACTGCAATATGGCAACGGCTGTAGCCACCATGATTGCAGGACAGGGCCAGCTAAAAGAATCTCTGGACGGTAGTGCAGTCTCGTTGATTGAGAGACTGTCGAATATGGGCTTGATTGACGAACTTGTAGATCGAGTTCAAACACGGCTACCTAGCGGCAACACCAAGATTTTTGAGTCGCAGCTGGAGGCTCTGCCGATTGTTGATGTCCCTGTTGGCGACTTTGGTGCGCTAGAGTCGGTCGTAACAGCTGCTAAACAGGTTGAGTTTGCGGCTTTTGATGCGGCTGATGCTGCAAATGTTGCGTATGAGCGTGCCAAAGTAGAAGCTGAACGAGCTACCTTGAGGATTAATAGCGCAAAGGAAATTACTATACGCAGGAAGATGCTGAGTAATCAGTTGACAGCCGCACAGGAAAGTGCGGTAGTACAGGCACCAGTAACTGATGAAACATCGACTATGGAGGCACTGACGGCAGCTTTAGTTAAGCAGAACTCTCAGGTAGTCGTTGCAACCAAGTGGAAGATGTTCGCAGAGCTTCCAATCGTAGAGTCGTACCTTGACAGGCCTGCGGTAGAGGCCGATGTACTCTCTATTGAGTCAAGCATCACTGCTTGCATGGCTGATGTGCGTAATGCAGAACTTGCACGCGCAACTGCTTTAGCCAAGGTCATCACGCAGTCAGCGTGCGGCTTGTGTGGTAAAGACCTTACAGATGTCCCTGAAGTAGCGGCTGTGAATGCCGCAGCACAGGCAGAGGCTTTAGCTCTCAGCGAAAAAATAGCAGACTTCAAGGCGCAACGAGTTATCCTTGACAGAGATTACGGCCACCTGAAGACTCTGTATGCTGCTGACCACGCACTAGCGCTGAAGATAGCGCAACTTGTTACCTATGTAGATGTTGACAACGCTTACATACCGTCAAAGGTTACGTGGAAAGGTCCAACAGCCGTACAAGAGCTTGACACTAATGACTACGTTAAGCGAATTGACGCGCTACGCAAGCATCAAGCCAAGGTTGCACTGCACGACTCACTAACAACTACGGCATTGGTGACAGCAGAGCATTTAAAGCAGACTATAGCAGAACTACCCACACTGGAAGCGGACCCGGCTGATGCGCTGGCAGCGCCCGCCGCCGCCGCCGCGCTGGTTGAAGCGAGGGCTGCAACCGTTCGGCTGCACACCGCCAAGGCTACCACAGCCGCCGCAATTGCCGCGCTGGCTAGTGCAGTGCAGGCACACAATTATGCGCTGGAAAGGCACGCTGCAGGCCTTGCTAAGCGGGCAGAGTTGATCGCCACGCTGGCAGAGTATGGCGACAATAACAGGCTTATCAAGAAACTCAGAGATGCAAGGCCCGTAGTGGCCAAGAAACTTTGGGGTACTGTGCTTGCTGCCGTGTCAACCTACTTTAGCATGGTGCGAGGCACACCTTCAGTAGTCACCCGAGATGACTCTACATTTCTGGTGGATGGCAAGTCTGTCAAGGCCTATAGCGGCTCTACCAAGGATGCGCTTGGGTTGGCCATTAGGATGACGTTACAGAAAACGTTCTTAGGGAGTCTCAATACCATGCTGGTCGATGAGCCTGCAGCTGCAGCTGATGATGTCAGGGAGACAGCAATGCTTGGTATGCTAGCTTCTTGTGGCTACGAACAGGTAGTGCTTGTCACTCACTCGGACCTAGCTGATTCGTTCGCTGCGAACATTATACGTATCTAACGTAGCTCGCAGACAAGCTTAGGGTTGTTAACATAGTTGTACAGGATGCCGTAGTCTATTTTGAGACTGTCTGCATCCCCTGCTAGTCGGAAAAGATTTCCGTTAATCTTTTCTGGAAGCTGTACGATGGTGGTGCTTGTGTCACTGGTGGAGCCTGCCGCTCTGCCTTTGGCGTTACCACAACCTTGCCCACTTCCCGTGGTGGTGTACTGCAAGCGGTGAGTAGTAGCATAGTTACGCAGGCTGGCAGTGTTTTCAGCTTGAAGTTGTTCACGTTGTTTCCCCAATGCTTCTATCGTATCTTTAAGTTTACCTCTTGCAGTAGTAGCTTCGTCCTGTGCAGTAAGCAGGAGTGCAGCAGCTTCAGCTTTTTGCTTGTCAAGCTTCTCTACCCAAATAGCGCGTTCTGCATCAGCACCTACACCTTGTTCGTGACTACTCCAAGAAAAGTACCCTGCTATTAGTGCCGCTAATAGGACACCATAAGCTAGCAATTTATAGGGCAACGTCATACAGGCTTGTTAAAAAGGTTCTTCTCTGCTGCACGGCGAGTAACAAGTCCTGAAAGCCTTTTACCACCACCGTAAATCCACTTGCCGAACTCAAGTGCTGCACCGATGTAGTCGCCTTTGTTAAGTTTCTTGAGTAGTGTGCTTGTACGCAGGTTGGTTGCACCAGCATTGTATGCGAAGTCGGTCAATGCGTCGTATTGATTCTGGTTAAGTGGTACAGTGACATAGCGATTAACTGCATTCTCATATTCACCAAGCGTAGCAAGCACCATCAGTGCTGCCGTAGCCTCAGAAATTGGTGCATCCTCCATAGTCACTCGTCTGCCGTCAGGGTATCGAGTAGAGCCATAACCAATAGTAGGTACACCGGCTGGACATCTATAAGGTACTGCGCTAAAGCCTTCTGACAACTTGACAAGTTTTACTGCGTTCTGCGAGGCTTTCAAACTTATGCTCTCCACAATTCACTGAATAGCATACTGAATGTAAACAATACACTGATAACAACTGCTGCTATCTTGAGTATCTCTTTCCACGGCTCCGGTATATCAAGCTTGTAAATGAGCAAAAACACTGCACCGAAGATCACAGCATACACAAGTAGCGTGAGTAATATATCAGGCATTACGCTGCAGCTAGCACTACAGGAGGTGCAGTGGGTGTGGTAACCACAATTTGAGGCTTGATAGCTGCAATGGTAGCTGGTACATCTATAGGTGCGATAGTCGGAGTTGGCCCTACTGTATTATCTGCTATAACAATCCCTGCTGTAATAGCAATAACTTCCCTATGCTTAGCTTTAATGTCGAGGTAATACTGCTCAGCAATAGCCCATAGAACAGGGATTAGCACCATAAGGCCACCAATAAACTCAGTTAAAAGATCGTCGGACATAAAGCCTCGTACTGCACCTGTAGCTACAAGCATCGCCCTAATAACGGAGATAAGCGCCAGAATTGTTGGGTTTGTCATTGTGTTGTTCATAGTTTCACCTTATAGTCATAAACAATTATGTCACCAGTGCCGTCAATCGGCTCAACGCCCAACTCAACTGCTACTAAGTACTCTTTACCAGTTGCCCATGGAGTGCCCTTAGCATCCTTTCTGGTTGTCATATAGTTAATAAGCTCACCGATGTCAATTTCCGCTGCAGTGATCGGTAGCTTATCTGGCAAAAATGCAACCATTTTCCAGCCAGTGCCCCATGCACCCCATTGTCCTCCGAAAGTGTAATCAAAGACACCATCTGGTTTTTTAGTGCAGTAAACATGGTATAGCCGACCACCTATAGTGGCGTCGTGGTCATACCAAGTAGGATTACGGCCCTTGTTATGCGCGCCATAGTTGCCCCAATTTTGCAATGGGATCATGATTTCATGCGTAAACGGTGCCGAACTGAAGCCGCGTGTCTGCCCCGGTGTGCTTTGCAACCAGATGTCAAAAACAAGTTGTCCCTGTCCTGTTGGTGGCACAACGTTAGATACAGCAAATTTACATTTGACAGGTGGTAGCGGTAACTGCAGTGGCATGAATGTGCCGGGTGTATGGCCAGTAGGTGCGACGCTTTGAACAACACCTTGAGGTGTAATTACTTGCATACCGTCGATTAGTGCATCACTGCTATAGTAACCCGGCTGTCTACCACCAATAATACTTGAGTAGCTTTTTACCTCTGTACCTACTGGTGCTGGTATAGGCCATCTCCACTTTAAGCGAAATGCTACTTCACCATTTGGCCCCTGCGTTGGAAGAACACCTATCAAAGACTCAAACTGATTTGCAGCAGGGCCTCTAGTAATGCCGTTAGCGCCCCACGGGTTTTCCAGAACAAAAGAGCCGCTAGCGGGGTTACCGAGCAGGGTAATGTATGAACTTCTGTCTGTAACTGGCATCTGAGCAGCTGTAGGGGCACTAGCAGCAGGAACAGGAATAGGAACAGGCACCGGAAGAGGGACCGTAGTAGGGATGGTTACAGGGATAGGCAAGTGCACTTCCCAATAGTAGGTACTTACCGTTGGGTCATACCCCGGATTTGCATACTTGGCCCGATAGAGCTTGCCATCAGAGAAAGCCACAATAGTTCCAGCTGCATACTGCTTGTTTTGCACCCATGACTGGTATAAAGGCGGTGGTGTAGGTGGTGGGGCATTTGGTATGCTTTCCACATATTCAACTGCAACCGCCAGCGCTGCTTGCGCTTCTGGTTTTGTTGGACTAGGCATCAAAAACTCCTTCAAAAGCTATAAAGTGCCTATAGCCGTAGCTACAGGCACGTTTCCGACAGTTAGCGCTTAGGGATTCGTTGGCGCAGCCGGTGGTGTCAGTGCATCAGCAGCCTCGATGCGTGTAGCGAGTGCAGCCACTTGCGCATCAATTTGGTCAAGCAGGGCTTGGTCTTCTGCGGTGATAGCACCCGACGTTGCTTGCAGTTCGGCGACCTTGGCACTGAGTGTGTCAACATCAGCCGATAGGCCTGTCAATGCTGCGTCGATGCGTGCGCTGTACTCAGCTTGTTTCGTGGCAAAATCAGAAATTGCGGTCATGATATGTCCTAGGTAGTGGAAAACACGCGAAAAATTTCGCTTGGTGATGGTGGCATCTTTACTTTTTGTGGCAAAGAATGCCAATATTGTTTCTGAAAAAATCATTTTTATCCTTTAGGTGGGTCGTTCATAAAGCTCCTTTTGTGGTCTACGGGGAAACTATTTATTAGGCTGAATTACAACTGGTGCCTGTGTCTGAGGTGTCGGCTGTACATAGATAATAGGCGGGGATGCAGATAAAGATGGAGTTCCTACTGGCCCTGAAGCCCCTTTAAAGTCTATAATCATAGCTGCAGCAGCTACCACTACCGCTAACACTGCTACTATAATGCCAATATTTGATCTGTTATCATCCTTGTTATCATTACCACCTGCTATTTTACCGCTCATAAGCAGAAGCTGACCATTCAAAATTACTTGCTGGCCCTTCACATCATCAATCTTGTCATTCAGATTACTATTGCTAGTTGCTATATTTATGCTGATCTGATCAATCTGCTTTGTCGTTCCGCTTTCACTTTTTGAAATAGCCAGTGAACTCGATTTATTTTGCTCGCCCACAGCCTCTTTAGCAGCTTGCAAAGCCGCATCCACCGCAACTTTTGAATCTTTTGCTGTCTGTTCTGCTCTGGTATCCCTCTCTACGAACTGCGTCTGAATGCTGCGGAACTTTTCGTCCTGCAGTTGCTGTAAATGATCCACTTGTGTTCGTATAACTACTGCGCGTTCTGCTAGAGAGTCCTGCAACATCGCTATCAGGCGATCATTACCGGCTATCCGCATGTCCAGCACTTCGCGCAGCGCATGAACTTCACGCAGCACCATATCCGTTGTCAGAGGTGTTGGGTCTGGTATTGGCAGCATATTACCAGAGGACTTTGGGAAGGTCATATAGACGCCGATAACAGTTAGTTATATCCTACTAGCAAAAAATTCTTTTGTGATGTCTTTACCGATTGTCAAGCAGATAGCTGCAAAGTGATGAGGCCCAAACGTAGCAGACGCTTTAAGGAATGGATGACCTACCCACTGATTACAAAATGCCTTGTCAGCGTCAGGAGAGCCGGGAAGGCACGTTGCGAGAGCACCACGGCTATCGTATGGCATCCCAACTGTCATAGAAAGATAATCCTGTGATAACTCTACGTCCCATTGAGGTACATCAACCATAATCCAATGTAGCGGGTTTAGCGTAGTGATCTTAGAGCGGACACCCTTATCCATATACGATGCACTAGCAATTGTCACAGAGCCATCACTAAACTCTTCGTGAATAGCTTCTACATGCACAACGTTAGAGTAAGGCCCCTTCTGGAACTTCCTTGTCAGAATCGCACTAAGCTTAACAAGAAAGGCTGAGTCAGCGTGATTACCTATAAATAAAGCAACTCTCATGTGGGCATCTCAGTAGGATTTCTAGTATTCAATAGCTCTGTTGCTTCTGGACTAGCGCTATCTAGTGCTAACTGCGCTGCCGCCCTCTCTGCCAAGTCTATCTCTACAAGATCACTGTTTCCTGTAGGCGTCGTAGAGTCTAGAATAACCAGTGGCTGTCTTAGCCTGAGCAATGATGGTTCAAGATCAAGAACTTCCTGAAGGAGAATCATGTCAAGTCTTGCCTGTACAAGTGCTAAGCCTGCATTTTCTGTAAGAACTTTGACCTCTTCAATTTCTGCCATTTCAGATGCAGTTGCTGGCCTCATGCGTGATATGTGTCCAATCATGATTGTACGTAGCTCTTGTTGCCTATCAGCCGATACACCAGAGCCAACGAGTGCTCTCACGTAGTTGTTCAAATCTGCTTCGCTCCACACATCGTTACCCATCATGTTGACAAATCGCAGCATAATCTCATTCCTTTTTGGCGGTTATCTGGACCCATGCAGCAGAGCCGGGAGCTACTGCAAAGCGTATGGTTTCCCTAAATCCGTCAAAGTTTCTAACAAAATCCTTGGTTGGCCCTTCACGCTTAGATGCACCAGCCGATAGCACCTCTGTCGCCGTCCATCCTGCAGGCGTCTGAAATGTTGACTGACCAATAGCCACCAGATTTGCAGTAGCCGTTGCATTAGCACTCATGGTATAGATAGCACCATTGATGTTTGTAATTATGGTGTTGACAGGAATACCAACACCTGTAATACCCATTCCGATGTAAGGCGTACCTATAATAGAGGCCACTACTGTCAACTGATTGCTCAGGTTCGTCGTAGTGGCCGTAAAGCCCACTGCGTCAAAATCAAACACCGTAAGCGTCTTACTGGCCTTGGCTGCTGCCTCCGCTCTACGTACCAGTTCATCTCGCAATCCATAGGCCGGGACCGTAACATCAACACCGGGGTTAGCAGTAATACGTGATAGTAACTTAACGCCTGATTGCGCTCTAACATTGCTGAAGTTACCAGAGCTAGGTGTTCCCGTAGCAGTACGTATCAAGCCTGTGAAAGAAGACTCATTTCCTGCCTGAATTGCTACCCACTTGTCCAACTGTTCATCGTAAGCAAGGTCTGCAACAGCTGTGGCCGCAGGTAAGGTAATCTGCGCACCGTCACGGAACATTTGCTTTTCTTGCTCATACATGAACACCGCCTGTTCGGGAGTAGGTAGTGTTGCACCGACTTTGAGCAGGGCTATGCTGCCGGGGAATGGTGCGTCTAGGGTGCGGCTGTTGCCGATGGTCAGCGTGGCAGCGGCGTTGTTCAGCGTCAGTAGCGGCGCACCAACAGTGCTTGCCACCTCAAGCCCGTTGACGCTGATTGCCAGTCGGCCAGCGCTGTAGTTCAAGCGTGCCTTGGTAGGTGTGCCGGTGTTGTAGGCTGCTGTCGTGGTGACCGTGCGGGTGGTTGTGCCGTCATAGAGCGTAGCAACTAATTTGGCATTTCCATCCATACCCAACATGAAAGACGGTCCGGTAGCTGCGCTGCGATCCACTAAAGCGACAGTACCGTTATAGGCCGTCGTTAAGCCGGGCCTGTAAGGCTGTAGTAGGCCCGGTGAACACATGGCACCCCAAACGTATATGCCAGAAACTCCGTCACCAGTATACAGCGGTGTGATGGCGTTTAAAAGTATGCGAATCTCAAATTCACGAACTGCTGCAAGGCTGATCACGGAGACTGAACACCTATAAAAGCCGTTCAAATCAGCCGTGATTGTCCCGCCACCTGATACAGCAGTTCCTGACGACAGATCAAATATGGCTGAGAAACCTGTCCCACCTGATTGAAAACTATTAATAGCGAAAAACTGTCTTCCGGCAGGTTTGGCATAGACAGAGAATGTATATAAGCCTGCTACGAACATAGGAAGTTGAAATACCCTATTCACAATAGCTGCCGATGTACCTTCAGAAAGTTTGTCAGCAGTCGTGCTACCGTCTGGTGCAACCGTCGCATTGGCGGTTACTGTAATGTTGGATTTAATCCAAACCGCATTGTCAAACTGCTCTGGAAACAGCATAAGACTGCTAGGGCCATAGCCAGTGGTGTTAACCCAAACACTCACACTCAAATCATTCGTACCTACATCCAGATCAGCGCTGTATGTCTCTCTAGCATAGTTGGCAGGACTAAAACCGCTGTACGCAACAAGCTGACTCCCGACACCGACTGCACTTTTAACTAGCGTTCCGAAAATGTTTGCGCCTGCTGCTTTGTAGGAGCGGTCTGCGATGACTTCTTTGACGCTAACGCTGTCTACCTGATATATGCCGAGTACAGTGCCCGCCTTAAAGTAGCTAATCCATAGTTGAGCGCTGGTAGCTACAATAACTTTGGAGTAAGTTGAAGTGTTGCTCACTGACGGCACTGTGAAGTATTCAGCACCACCAGCAGCTGTCCCAACTGTCACCGTTGCCGGTGAACCGCTCTCCGATAGTCCTACGAAAGTGATGTTGTATGCTTTTCCCACCGTCACATTAACTTGTTGCCGAATGCGTGCGATGCCAGCTATGTCCACAGGATTAAGTGTCACCACCCCTGCTGAAACAGTGGCTGTTGCACTTCCTGTATTTATAAGTGTCCACCCCGCCGTATCAACATCAAACGTCCCATTAGTAACCAACTCAGTCGCGCTAATACTCTCAACAATAGTATTGGCTAGGTAGCAGCGGCGGATGTCACCTGTCATGTAGCCGGTGTTGTACCTATCTGCAATAGTAGCCTGCAACCGAGCCGCAACGCTCTGAATGCCTGTACGCACAAAGGTAAGCTCAGGTAGTGCCGGGCTACTAGACCCAAGACCTATAACAGATTTACTTGCCGCTAGTCTGAAGACCCATCCATCACGAATTGGAATACCTCCAAGGAATCCAGTTGGTGACGCAATTACGCCAGCAGATATTGAAGCATTGCTGTAAAAATAAGCAGAGCCTATACTGGCGTTGCGACTTACCCATAACCCACTAGGGCTAAATACAGTGTAAGCTACCGATGTAGGGTTAATAGCGCTACTTATAATCGTGCCATCATGCCGAATAATGCTAGTTCCGCCTTGTGTCCCTACAGCGATAGTAGGAACTTGCAAGCCGGTAGCGATGTCAATAGGGGCGTCAGGTAGCACGGTCATGGCGACGGCGTTTACATCACGCGAGGCGATAGCTGCTGGAAAATAGTTAAGTGTCGCTATCATTCCCGCCGTGGAGTTTCTCAGAGACACCACCTGAATGTTGTAGCCGGTAGTTGACCCGTTGTTGCTTACCGTGGTGTCTTTGGCAAAATTGATCTGCACAAAAAGACCAAATGAGACATTCGACGCGCCAACGCACATCAAGCCGTTAATAGCGGCCACCGAACCAATAGTTCCTGAAAATATCGCAGCCTGCACACTTGTGCCAATGGTCTTGAACCGCATCCACATCGGACAGCCCTTCTCTGTCAGGTCATATATAGTGATACTACCGGCTTCGGCCACAATAGCCGAAAGCCGTGGAAACTTGGCCTTGTTGCCACGGAAGACCTCAACTAGCGTTCCGTAGGTAGCGCCCAGTTTGTAGAACTTGCCGTCTGCACTGGACTGGTAGTAGCTACCAGCTTGGGTGCTGTAGGGGACGTAGGGAGTGGCTAGAGTGGTGATCTGCTTACAGGAAACAGCAGAGAAAAAAGCCGTATTGCCGATCACAGCGCCGAAACTTGTAAGGGAGATATAAGTCGTCGTCCCTGTCGCGACAAAAACAAACTGTAGTGCGGTATTGGTAGTCGTTGGCGCTGCGACTGACCCTATATTAAAAGCCCCCGCAGTTGTGCCTACCCACAGGCGGGCATCAGTGGCGGTGCCTTTTCTGGCGGTTACATTGATAGAGTAAGCCTGCCCGATAACTGTAGTAATGGCTTGTGAGGCGGAGCCGTTCGCGGCTGTTCCCGCTGTGACTGTGATTTCACTAACAGTTGATGCCAGCGTTGCGCCGTTTGTTGCAGTCCACCCCACCGTCCCACTATCAAACCCACCATTACTAACAAGCTCAGGCGATGCTGAGTAGGTAGATGGTAGAGCGCCGACCCTGTTTAACTTCGGTGCATAGATTTCAATAGTGGCTGGTGACCCTGCATCTTTACGCACAGCTATAGAGTCGGAAGTCGCTGTTGGAGTTTGTATCAGTTCAAACTTTTGCCAAATTGTCGTGATGTTGGCCGTCAAGTTAGCGGCGGCATAGTAAGGGTTGCCAATAATCAAGGTGCCGGGCGTGTCAGACCGCAGCCATACTGAACGAATATTCGGCTGTCCTGTAGGCACAACTACACTGCCATTACTGTTAGAAAAGCCTGCATTTACCGCAGCGCTCGACCAGTCTATCTTCTGTGCGGACAAACCCCCAATAGGGTCACGCACATTGCCGATGACTGATACACCTACACCTTTTATCCATGCTGCATTGTCAATTTGCTCCGCATACGGCAGCAGGTTATCGCCACGCGCTAGCAATTCCGAAGCAAACCCACCTGTCAACCATGCACCACACAAAGGCTCATTCATCCATGACGTATGTTGCATACGCTCCACCCATGCACCACCATCGCTATCCCTACTGGTGTCATAGATAAATAGCGCTGTGACAGGATTCGGCGAACGATGCAGTGCCGTGCTGATAGCGCTCAGGTCTTGCTGCAATACCGAGCTAGCAGATACTGCTGCAGTTTGAGCAAGCTGTGTCTGTGCCGCAGCCGTAATCAGCGCTGCATTCATGGCATTCGTTGTGCCATAGATAGCCAGTGCCTGTGAAGCGTTGTTTAAAGCTTGCTCAGCACTAGCAGAAGCTAAACCTCTGTCAGTACTGGCAAAAGCTGCGGAAATAAGAGCGGCAGCTGCACTGCGAGCAGCATCACCAGCTGACGCATTAGTAGCGAAAACTTCGGCAACCCTTGCGATTATGTCGGTCTTAACATCACTAACTGCTGCAAGAAGCGCAGTAGTGTTGGTGTCAAGGACATTTACTTGTGCCGTAAGGCTTTCAATTGCTGTAGGCATTATGGGTGACTCGCTATGTATGACATAAACATGGTTCGTAACTCTTGAACGTTATTTATACTATTGATGTAGGCTTGGGCTACACCTGACTGCGCGATTGCAGCCATAACGGAAGAGTCTAGATTTTGCTGCGCGGCAGCGGCAGCAGCCTGTACGCCTAATAGGGCTATCTGAGATGCGTCTAGAGTTGGATAAGGTTCTGCATTTATCAGTTGCTCTATTGGAATAGGTATGGATGAGTCAACGTCTGGAACGACTATCACTACATCTAGCAGTTTGGCGTAGCGAGTTGCCTTAACTGAGTAGCTGGACGAAGCGCTGCCTCTTGCATTCGGCCATAGGTTCAAAGTTACCGTACCAGTGCTATCTGTAAATGCTTTAACAAGCGCAGGCACAATAACACCATTGTCTATCTCGTAGTTACTTAGGCACGCCTCTACGCAGGCGTTGACAATAGAGATTGAGTCAGGGCCTAGGAGCTTTACTTCGACTTTCACAGTTTTGAGTGTCATTATGAAGTACGCCTTGGTGTGCTTTGGCACGGATTATAAATGTTACTGCTTAAATTACAGCAAACAACCTTGGTAATACTGCCTATTGGTATCGACAACGCAGGCTAAAATATCTGCCAAACAGTAGTGAAGTCATAGACTACTACCCATCCTCCAACTCCATCACTATACTGATAGACCATATCCCATAGACTACTGCCATCTGGCCATTGTGCAGTAGCGGCTTGAAATGTGTATTTACCCTTATTTACAGCCTGATCTGGAATAGTAGCTGTTACTGCAGCAGCTATAATTCCATCAGGTGTCCATACCTGACTGCTTATAGACCAGCCAGTTAGGTCTACCTGTAGTCCATCTTTTGCAACACTAGCGCTAAACTGAAATGGGGCTGTTTTTACGACTGTAGTTATTAGTTTTGCCACTGCTATACCCCTAGGTATACTTCAGGCCATCCGTTGCTAAAGTCATAGCTAGCCGGGTCCAGTGATAGTTTTATTGCGCTATAGTGTGCCTCACCTGCAGCGAAGATAGCCATTCCTTGACTAACACCGGCCTGAAATATTTGAGAAGCTAATGCTTGTGTCATTGTCACCTTACTACCATCCATAGTTTTCCACTGTACGGCTGGAACATTGGCTCCTAACAGAACTAAACTCATTTGCTGTCTCTGACTTGTGGAATCTGAATGAAACCATTTAACAGTGCCGTTTACTGTAACTTTATAACCGCCGTCATTAGATAACCGTTCACGCTCTGCCTTAACACCAATCCATGCTGCTTGTCTTGCAATATCAAGCGTATCTACGTGCTCTACCCATGAGTGCCCTTCTGGTAGAGTATCGTACATACCAAGTTGGAAGTTAGCCCTTACGACTTGGCCGTTAGTATCTAGTTGGTCGTACATCGTCTTATGGATAAATGTATAAATGGAAGTACCACTCTGTATAGCCACTTGTCATACCATCGCTTGCAGTACAACGTAGCGTCGCATACGCATGTTCTGTAGATGGTAGTTCAGGGCCTGGAAAGGTGTATACAATAGAGCCATTACCAAACTCTCTATCAGTAAATAAAAAGCCTGAAGGGTTTGATTGCCATGTCCAACTATACGTCAAAGGTATCCGTCCACCACTAGTTGAACATTGAAAGCTGATATTAAAGGTACGTTGCGAGCTTCGATGATTATCTTCAAATGCACCGTTCCAGTTCACACTTATAGGCTGATAGCGGCAGTCATTAAGGCTAATAATTCCTGAAGGCCTACTGGTTAAATTCCGTACTCTACTATCGTTAAGATTTAGGCCATTAGCGCTTATTCCCAAGTAAGCTGCTATATCAGTAATAGAGATAGTACCGTATGATGGTAAAGCCATATCAAGACCCTATCAACTGTTGAAGTAGCAATATCTGCCTCTGCTGCTCTTTAACCGCCTCAATCAGGACTGGTATCAATTTCTCATAAGCTACCATCTTGTAGCGTTCACCATCAATTGCAATTGACTCTGTTACTATTTCTGGAAACACAGCCTCTACGTCATTAGCAAGTATCCCAATGTCAGGCTTTCCAGCCTTGGCTTCCACATGCTGAATGTTTTTTCTCCACGTAAAGTGTACACCATTCAGCTTGCATAGTTTATGTACAGAGTCTTCTATAGGTCTTATGTTCTCTTTAAGCCTAGGGTCCGAATAGGCTGTCACATTGCCAGCTGCAACCATATTACCAGAGGGGTCTGTATACCAAGACCATGCTGCACGCGACCATCCACCAATACCTACGTATCCATCTCCACGCACTGCAAGGTGGGTAGCGTAGCTGTCGTGGTATAGCGTATAACCTGCTAAATTACCATCGCCAGCACCAGAACTTCTAGCTGTAAAACTACCAGCGGCTGTAGCGCCAAGAGCCATAGTAATTGCTGCCGACTTCCCTATTATCGGATTAACCTGTTGTGTACTACTCAGTTGAGAAGCAGTCCCAATAAAAGAGGGTGCTGTAATAGCTCCAGTATTGACATCAATAGTAATCACATCTGCACCAGTTGCAACACCGTTACCTGTTGTCTGTACTAGACCAATCTTGTCTCCTGCACCTATGTGCCACATAGCAGCAATTGCGCCAATCTTGTGAAGCTCAAGCTTTGGTTCAGCTAATGACGCAGCCGTAAAATACCCCAAAGTAGCTGCTTTTGCTACACTGGCTGTAGCTGCATTCCCACTAATATTTATAGAGTATAGTGCTTCTAAATCAGCCCAACTTATGCCGTTATATTTCTGCCACTTTTTTGCAGCAGAGTTCCACTGAATACATCCTGTGGGTGTATTGATCTTTGTACCTGTAGTCGAAGGGTCGAACCCTTTTGCTATTTCATTAAGCGTAGTATTAAGCGCTGGTAACAACAGTGCATAGTTATCAGAAATTATAGGCTTGAGGAAGTCGGTTGACATTTAATAACCTTTCACAGTCCAAGAGAAACTACCACCGACATCAGTGCCAGCTAGATTATAAAGTCTAACTATAAAACTAGTTGGGCTTACACCACCAGCATATATTACTACTGGAATCAGTGGTACACTGCCATTTGGCTGCACTGTTGGCGTATCAGCCGATAAGAACGGATAACCAAAGTTTACCGTAGTACCTCCAATAGCTGCTATGCCAGCACCATTATCTCCACGTTGCTTAATGCTTAACTTTATACTTAAGCTATTAGCTCTGAGCAAGTTGGCTCCCGCCGTTGCAGTAAACGTATACGCAACTTTAATGTATCTGAAGTTAGTGGCCAACATAGAAGTAGCACCAACAGGGCCGTCAATCCACACATCCCCCGATAGCAGTTTGTAGCTAATAGTGCAACTAATGCCAACTGTACCAGAGATAACTGTAGAGCTTAGTAGGACAGTTACATTTGTTGCCGGTAAATTGCTACCGTAGTCAATTACCTCTGTATAGCTACCAATCGTCAGGCTTGGGTTGATATATATTGGAAAGCCTGCTACAACCTGTGCATCAGGCGTAGCAAACCCATTTACAGTATAGTGTTCACTCCATGACTCCGTTGTGTTGATTGGTAACAGCAAACTAGAGACATCATCTACAACGTTAACTCTTCCATCATACCCTGTCGGTGGTGCATAGGCAAATTTAGTACCCCCAAAATTACATAGTAGATTGGCGCTAGCTGACGGTAGTGACAACATTGGAAACCACGGTCCTACTCCAACAATCTTAGAAGGCCCTTGCTGCGTTCCATTCTTGAAGAATGTAACAATGGAATTTGCACCGAGTGTGAGGTCTACAGCTAATCCAATAGTATCTCCTATACCCCATGCTTCACCAAGCGGTGCTGAAGTGGCCCCTGCATACCTAGAAGTTCCATCTGCGCTCCAATATCCATAACCATTTTCGTCAAGGCCAACATAAATATTTAGATTAGCAGCTGCTTTTCCTATTCCAATAAGAATATCAGCACCAGAAAGTACTGTAACTTCCCAATAGTCTTTGACATTGCTTAATCCAGTAACCCCTCTAACACTTCCATATCCAGTACCGATAGCTCTTGTAGCTTGCAGCCCATTAAACACTGTAACGTCAGAAGCCTTGTCAGTATAGCTAAGGCTATTAGTATTACCACCCTCAAAATTGCTATCAATACTAGCGCGTAAAACATAGTCAGGAGGCTGATTAATCATCGCCTGAACTGATATGGGTATGCCAAAGTTGCCAGCGCTGTCTACAGCTGTAATCCAGTAGTTGTAAATACCACTCTGCTGTTCAAAAACAGTAGTAAATGTACTATTTCCATTACTGCCAATCACAACTGCATCAGCCCATGCAGCACCCTTACGAGCCTCATACCTATCAATAGGAAGACTTCCAGTAAGCGGCGTACCCCAATAGATAAGAGCGTTATTGTCAATAACATCTACACGCATATTTGGAACAGAGCCGGGACTTGCTATTCTGATAGTGACAGTTCCTGCTGCACCAACGTTACCTATAACGTCTATAGCTGCAATCCAGTAAATCCTATCACCACCAAAATCAGCCTTCCGTCTATGAGATGTTGACTTTGTAGTGCTAAGCAATGTACCAAGTGCCCATGTTGCGCCGTGTCGTATCTCATACCTATCTACCAAAAAGCCGCTAGTTGGAATAGACCAGCGAAGGACTTCATCAGGCCCTGCTAGCTCATAAGTCATAGCTGGTGCAGAAGGTGCTGGCACAATAACATTTACATCTCGTGATGTACTGCTATAGTTTCCGTTGACATCTACAGCCTTAATCCTAATAACCAGTGTTCCGGCTTGTTGCATTGCCCACATATACTCGGAAGCCTGAAGACTGGCAACATTTACAGCAGTCTCCCATGAGTCTCCACCAACTCTAATTTCATAAGTAGCGACTTCCGGCCACACTGACCACTTTAGCTTAATACCAGTCGGTAAAATTGTATAGGAAGCGCTAATAACATCAAATGGTCGTACAACTGTTATTGTGGTTTGCGACCACATACCTTTAGCCATACCTACCGCAGCAACCCTGACAATAGTATTTTTTCCGTAGACAGCTGTTGCTACAAAATTGGTTGCACCAGTTTCTCCAACTCGTTGCCAAGCTCCATTGCCCTCGGACATCTCCACAAGGTAGTGGTCTGCCCAAGGGCTAGGGTTCCAGGTAATAACTGCCTTATTCTTCACGTTAAACGCAAATCTTGCGGTAAGACCAGTCACTACTGGCTTACTGGTGTACCCTGTAAGCTGGCTAGTAACCATTGGTGGAGCTATAACCCCGCTCTCTGCTGTATGCACGTTATCGTCTTCAACTACAGCTTCAATGCTTACTTTATGTATACCATCTGGTTTTATGGATAATATTAGCGCACGGGTACGGTAAGTTTCAGCCCAACCAAACGCATAGTGCGTCCTCTCTTCACTATCGCCTATGTACGGCACAAAATCAGAAGCGCCGATAATTACTTGGTGACCGTCATAAATAGACGGTAAAACGGTGTAAGGGCCGGACACAGTACCATCTCGCCTACGTAAAGCGATATTATGCGTACCCTCTCCCCACTCTGGAATTTCACTTAACGTTAGAGTCTGTTGTGTAACAGCCGTATCAACTGTCTTAATAGTCGGTGTCGCAAAAGAGCCTAACTCAAGTTGTACTCCAGATATGATAATTTGCGCAGCACCTTTCATTGCTATATCAATATGTGGACTTGATGTAGCAGTTTTTGTGAAACTAAAATTTGTCAAATTACTGGATAGCACCGCTGGAACAGACATCCCATCACCAAAGTCGCATAGTATTCCGGGATCACCTATAACAGACTTTGCCCAAAAAGATAAGGTATAAGTTAAACCTGCAGTTGTAGGTACTCCTTGTCTTAATATGCTTGCCGAACTACTAAAGTTTACAAGCGCTGCCGTCATAGTTCCATCTTGCGCCATAGCTGCATTTGGTGTAACTGCAGCACCTAGTGACTTTTCCCACACAGGATTATCAAGTTGGCCTGAGTACCTTAATAGGTTAGTTGCAGTATTTACTGCTGCCAATTCTCCACTCTGACCCCAACCCGGCATATCATGCTGAATAGCAATCAAGTCTCCGTAACTTGGGATAAAGCCATCCATCTCAGCGCCAAACTTTACCATCCTCCTACGGTAGCGATTGCTGGCAGCTTGGTACATGCCTTCTCTATGAGCATGATTCCTATCTGTAACTCCAAAAAGCTCTACCTTAGCAGGCTTAACTGACAGGCTTGATGGAAGTTTTGCTTGTACCTTTGCCTGTGCCCATGTAGATTGATCAAAATACTTTACATCAACAGCGTCTGCTGTTTCATTAGTCGGCATTAGGTAGTCTATTGCGAAACTTCCCTTTGATATATTCCGCATAGAGAACATAGCAACTGGCAGTGTTTGAGCTTGATCGCGCTTAAACCGTATAACACCCCCCTGCATAAAAGGTTTAGTGCGTCCAGCTTGAGCTATTTTTGTCACAGCCTCCCAAAAGCTCAGGAAATTATCGAAGCGCGCATTAAATTGATCCCCGCGTGCAGCCCATACCGAATCCAGTGTAAGAAGAGTTGCTAGATCAATTTGTTGGTCTGTCATGCCTACCTGCTTACAAGCATAGGCCAATGCCCATGCTATCGACGTTGTAGGCGTCAAGTCACTCCACGAACTGCCATTCCATATAGGTAACTTCCTAGTAGCAATAACATTAACTTTCCTAGATGCCTGTGCGCTAAGATTATTACTGGCCTTCATACGCATAGCTATTACAGTAACATCTCCAAACGTTCTTGTATCATGCAGATAGCACCTAAGACCTGCCCACGTTACGCTGTGACCGTATCGAGTGGAGGTCTGTTCAACGTCAACCCTACGTGCACGAACTTGATAGCGACCTTGCGTTACCTGCACACGTTCCGAATTTGCTTGTGGTGTTGTAGTTGCTCCTGCGTACACCTTCGATACGACATCAAACCATACACCTGATATTGGCGCACCTGTTGCGCTATCAACTAGTCTTGCCTGTGCGTGTACGTGCAATGCCACTTGCCCAAGGCTACCATCATCATTGGCGTAATATAGTCCCTTAGGGCAAATGAAATCAAAGCCTAAGTAATTGGTCAGGGTATCAGCTGCCGATGCAATAAACCCTCCAATCCACGGAGATATATTACAGGCCCCACTACTATTTACAGATGACGAAGCCGTAATAGAGAACCTATCAGCATCTAATATAGTAACAATGTAGCTGCCATCAGCTGCTACAACTACAGGTGGTACTGTGTATACTGGATTAAAATGGCCATCAACCCAATAAGCATAGTCATTATCACCGGAGCCAGTTGACTCACTATGTCCTTCTATCCACTCTCCGCCAGCTAGATAGCCTGCAGTAGAGTCTACTAAAAAGTCTATGAAGACTGTCATGCCTGTAGCAAGCCCGTGAGCCATTGCTGTGACAACTACATCAAACCCTGCCGCAGTATATGCTCCAGCATAGCATGTAAGCTGCTGTCCAGCAACTTCAATACTACTAACTACATTAACAGGAAACAGCGTTACAGCCTCACCCGGACCTTTAACCTCATAGCTAATATCCTCAAATGAGCCTACTAGAGAGTCTTCAATCCTCACTGACTCTATGGCATATTGACCTCTGCCTATCACTAAAAGCTGATAAAGATACTGCTGGTTGTTGGCGAACTCTTGATAAGGCTGTGAGCCAAAATCAGGGAATGCTATATGTCTACCAAAATGCTCAGTAATTGCCGATTCAAGCCTAGCGCTGTTACCTTGTGCACCTAAACTATAGGTTGGACTTGCTGCTGCCAGTGCGGCCTGTTGCTGCGCTGATGTAGCTTTTGGCGGTGGTAGCATAGCGTTAATTAATGCAGAACCTGCAAAAATTATACCTACCTGTAGGCCTGCTATAACCATACCAGCATTAGCAGCCACAAATGTCCCGCCCATACCACTGTATAAACCTGCTGCCATACCTCCCGAGAAATACGTCAAGGCTGCTATAAGCACTACAGCTAGAACAGCTTTAGAGCCTCCACCACCACCTTGAGGTAGAGCGTTAACGTCAATAAAAGCTAGGTCATGGCCCTCTTCGAGTACAAGTTCCCACTCTGCACGTAATACGGGTTGACCGTCAAGAAAGGCTACAAAAGGCCTATTCCAGTCTATAGGTGCGAGTGCGTGAATAGTATTAGGCTCTGTATTCAGTACCTCACGCGCCTGCGGAAGCATCGCATTTTTTAGGTAGACGACCGTACTCATTTGCTGAACCTAAAAAACTCACGATTACCGAACCCACTAGTAGCCCATGCAGCATCATGTGTAAAAATAACTCCAACTCCACGCACTGAGTGCAGTACACCACCGCCGTCTATTTGTAGCCAAGTGCCTATATGTAGTGGGTTTCGTATTATTACAGCACACCCATGCTCAGGCTTGTCGATACGAGGCCAACGCCTGCGTTCTTCATGCGTGCCAAAAAGCTGCACAAGGCAGGCAGGATCATCGTAGTCGGGTGCAATGATTGTAGGTACAGCAATGCCAAAGTGTTCTCCCTGAAGACGCCGAAAGAACCCCATACAGTCGTAGGCATCAGGGCCTTGCGCGCCTGCTACCCATGGAATTCCGATGTAGTCTGCAAAGATCACGGAGCAAGTCCCGGAAATACTGTTGTGTCAAACTCGGTTGTAGGAAATCGAATATTCATCAAGTTTGGAAAACTTGCTACTGCTGACACCCTCATAGTCGTGGCGCTAACACTCATAATAGTCATGGTTAGTGGCGGATTATTTTGTGGTGCACTTAGGTCAGTACTAATAAATTCTCTATATGTGCATTGAACCAAATCTGTAGTGGCAATTGACGCCTCAATATTAGCAACAATACTCCTATCTACGTTGTCAATTTCAATAGTTATTTGAGGTATACCAACAGAGTTAACCTCTGGCTTTGTAAAGTCAAATGCAAATGCAATGAAGTCTACTAATTCACCGGGATTAACTGCTGCTGTTGATTCAAGTGTCGCTGATAGGTCTACAGTATCGTGTACAACCCTAATTGGCGCATCAAACGCTGGATGTCTGAGTTCGATAGTGTGATAGATAATTACGCCAGCAGGCGCGCTAGCATAGGCTTCACGTATAGCTTGTGACAAAACACTATCAGGCATCAGCGTAATTCCACTTCGCCAGTAACAAGCCAGCGTAATACAGGGAGATAGACTATATTGGGGACTCCAACAAACCTTGCCGACATCTCTTTAAATCCTATAGTTCCTACAACAAGACTGATTGTAAACCACATAGCACCACCGGCTATGTCTGTTTTAAACCATGGACGATAAATGGCTAATTGCTCGTCTGTCATCTCCCAACCTAACTTTACCCTATCAGTATTTGCTGTAGTCACATGCCTTACTCTTGCAGGCCCTTTCTCCATATCAGTCCTGATAACCTGCTCTTGTGGTTTTATCTCGTATCCATTAGATAGAGGTGCTGGTAGAGTAGAGGGCCATGATGCCATTTTAGTAAGCTCCTGCTACTCGGTTAAGACCATAAGTTGTTGACATTGCATTTGGTACTGACCCGGAACCACGATTGATGTCAGTTGCTATCGAGGACTTAACCTTTTCAACAAATACATCAATAACGCTTGCACCACCACTATCTTGTCTAGTCTGCTGTGTACCAGCTTTCGACCTATCTTCAATAACATTAACAGTAACATTAACTGTGCCGCCAGTACCGGACGACTGCACACCAAGTTTTCCGTTAGCTCCGCGTGTCAGTGGCATGATCGCCTCAGGCCCTGCCTCAGCAAATACACCAGCACCTCTAGCAAACATAAATGGTGTAGGTGTGTCACGCACTTGACCTGAATAGGCACTAAGGCTATTAGAACTATACACATTCCCTTTTGCAGTATACTCAATAGTGGAAGCTGCAGTACTAGCTGCTGCAGTTGAACCTCCGCTAAAATACGCTCCAACAGCTTTGCCTAACCAAGACATAACGCCGCTATTTCCACCCATTGAAGCCTGCAGTTGCATACGAACCATATCAGATATAACAGAGTTAGCTAGGCTCTTGAAGTCAAGTTTGCCTGTCATGGCAAAGCTGACTAGTGCATCTTCCATCCCTTGAAATGCTTTTGTAACGAGGCTCTCAGTCTGTTTAAATACATCGCGGGACTTGTCACGGTAATTATTTAGGGCCTTCTCTGCGCCTTTTTGCCAATCTAGCTCAATTATCTGAAGCTTTGCGTACTTTTCTTTGTAGATAGCCAACTCTACTTCGGTAGCATCTTTTGCTTGCTTAACGTCAAACTCATACCTGCCTGCTGGAAGTGTTTTATATTTTTCAAGCTCATTGTCTCTGGCTAGCTGCCTCAACTTGGCCATACCTTTATCTTCAATTGCGTTTATTGCAGTATCATTAGCGTTAGACTTATCTCCAGCACTTATGCCTGCTATCTCTCTTGCAGCCTGTTTATTAAGTAGGTCTATGTACTCTTTTGCCTGAGCAATTGCATCAGCCTTGTGCAATTTTTCCTTATGAGCAATGACCTCTGCCTGATTACTTAAAGACTGCTCTTTGTCAAAGCGTTCTTGAGATGCCGCATTTAACAAGCCTAGTATGCGTGTCTGCTCAAGTACGTGATTCTTTCTGAGTCTAGCAGCTTTCTCATACTCATCTATATAGTTTTTCTCACGCTTAGCAAAGACTTCATTCTCCTTTTGCATCTCAATCGTAACGGCTTCGGCACTTGTTACTTTTCCCATAGCTTCAAGCTGCTTTAACTCCGAGTAGAACTGCTTACGGTCTACAAGCATTGCTTTATCTGCATCCTTGTTTTTCTGCATCTCTGCTTTAACAAGGTCGTCAGCTTCTGCTACACGCTCTGCTGCAGCTTTTCTATCTGCTGCCTTAGCTGCCGTTGCAGCAGTTTTCGCGGCTGTTGCAGCATCCTTAGCAGCTTTTGTTACATCACCCGCAGTTTCTGTGTCTACACCGGAAGGCTTTTTACGTTGAAGTTCAGAGTCTTTCGCTGCTGCATCAGCGGCATCTTTTCTTAAAACAGCTACTGATGCTAGATCAGTACGTATACTATGGCTTCTGAAATCCCTGTCTGTCTCAATTTCAACCTTCTTAATGCGAAGTCTTTCAGCAGCCTCTGCCCGATATGCCTTCATACCTACAGGATCGCCTGTACTAGACATAGCCTTATCAACCGAAGCAAGATCGGCGTCTACTTCGGCAAGTACTAACCTGAAATCTGCCCATTGGTTGATGCGAGTAATCATTGCCTCGCCCTCTACCCTCGCATTAGCCTGCTCTTTTGTAACCATAGTGGCACGTAGTGCAGCAGCCTTGTCAAGGTGCTCCTTCTCCGATGTGAAATTCTTAACCTTTTGGTCATCGAAAGCCAGCCTCTGCTCCACTAAGGCCTTTGCCTCAATCTCTGCATTAGACTTTTTAATAGTAGCCATTGTCCTAAGTGAAGCTAACTCTACCGCTACTTGGTCCCTCTGGCTATTCATAATACTCTCAGCAGAGCCTATCTTATTCTTTGCAACGTCACCGTCAGCTTTTAGTTGCTTAGCAGCTGACTCTTGTGCAGCGGTGCCTGCTGATTGGTACTCTGACGCAAGTTTGAATACGTAACCAATTGCCGTGACTACTGCTGCCGCAACAAGGATAAGACCTCCAGTACTGATAGTCAAACCTATACCCATAGCAACAAGCTCTGCATTCATGGTAGCAATTGCGCCAGTAAGCCACAAAGTCGCAGCGGTCCATAGGCCTGTAGTAGTGGCAGCAACACCTGTTGCAGTGGCAGCAACACCTGTTGCAGCAGCAGAGGTAGCCGTAACAGCAGTATTTGCTACAATTACGCTTGCTAACCATGCCGTAGAAGTAGCAGCAAATCCAGCAGCCACTGAGTACAGTCCGTAAGCGCCTATAACTACACCAATTGCTATTAATGAATCCTGCATGGCAAACTTAATCAGGTCTGCTGCTGTCTTTGTGACGCTCGCTAAAGTAAGCATTGCTGAAGATACACCGCCTACCATAGCCGATATTGTAGCTTGAAAATCAGCACTGTTAAACGTAGCTCTTAGTAGCAATCCAAGGTCCATAAGCGCACCTTCACCAGCGCCAAAGGCTTTTACAAACGCAGTCTCTAGAGATGCCAGTGCACCCTCATACTGTTTTAAAGGCGTGAACTGCCCCTCAAGATTCTTAAGAAACGCAAACCCTGGCATTCCAGCTTGATCTTCCGAAGTTTTTTCGCGCATTTTCACATAGGCAGAATTTACAGCATCTATGTTAACTTTATCGCCTTCAAGGTTCTTGCCTATCTTATAGTAGTAGTCAGCTTGCTCTCTGAGAAGCGGGTTAGTCTTATTCACCATAGCCAACACATCGGCTTGAAAAGCTGCAGTAGCTTTATTGCCGCGCTCATTGGTCATGTCTTGTAGAATAGAGTCTTGGGCTTTGCTAGTCTTAACGACAAGTTTTGCCGACAGTTCCTGCATAATATCCATTATTGGACGCGCAGCACCTGTTTCAAGGTTCTTCATCTCAATGCTAAGGTACTTAACAGACGCAGCGGCTTTACCGGACTCTTTATTAAACTCAGTCATCATGTTTCTCCATGATGTACCTGCTGCTGTGCCTCTAATTCCAATCTGAGCAAGCATACCAAGCGCTGTAGCTGTATCCATCAGCGATATACCATACTGCTGTGCTAGTACGGAAGATGTTTTAAATGCCTCTGACATGTCAGTAACAGACGCCATCGTATCTGCAGCTGTCTTAGCAATGATGTCGCCAACTGCTGAAAAGTCTTTGGCTGAATATTTATAGGCTGTTGCTACTGATACTAATGTAGCAGCCGCTGCTTCAAGTTTTACGTCACCCGCTGCTGCAAAGTTGAGAGTGGGCTTTAAAGCATCCATCGCTTCACCAGCCTTAAGACCAGCTAGCGAAAGTACCTTTATGCCTTCTGCAAGTTGTAAAGGTCCGTACTGCGTTGACTGCCCCATTGAAAGCACAGTATCTGTCATGTTTGCTAGGTCTTTTCCAGCAACACCCGCAAGCTCTCCTATTGCAAATAGAGTCTCTGCGAATTTTACACCGTCTTTAACAGATTTTGCAAATGATAATGATATAGCTGCTCCGGCTAGAAGCGGTAATATACTGCCATAGGTGAGGGCCATTTGCCCAAAACCCATAGACAAACCCCGTGCCATGGAGTGAAGATCATTTCCATCAACAGTTAGTTTGCGGAATGCTCCACCTAGTGCTTCAGTGTGAGGAAGAGCAGCAGCAGCTGCTGCGCCTGCTGCTGTAGCTGCTGCTGCGGCATTAGCTGTTGCAGCTGAATTTACTAATCCACCAGATAGACCTGTAGTTGTGCTATACCTTTGATACATTCCGGTAGCTGAGTTAGTAGCTGCTGCTACCTGTGCACGTGCCAGCTTAGTAGCAGCCTCTGCTTCAGCTACAGCTTTAGCCGTAGCAAATAGCCACTCTTCCTTTGAGGGCATATTCATAAACAGTTCAGCATTTTTAATCCTGAACATGCGGCCACTTGCAAGACTGGAGTAGTCTCCACCAGCAGCTATTGTTGCTGCTTTGACTTGTGCTTGAGCAGACCTAGCAGATGCAGTTGCCTCGTCTGCTGCCTTGGCAGTGGCAAATAGCCACTCTTCCTTGGAAGGCATATTCATGAAAAGTTCAGCATTCCTAATCCTGAATAGACGACCACTTGCAAGTCCTGAATATTCTCCAACTGCACCGATGGTGGCTGCTTTTACTTGAATCTGAGCAGCTTTAGCAGAGGCATTTGCTTCTTCTGCTGCCTTAGCAGTGGCAAATAGCCACTCTTCCTTTGAGGGCATATTCATCAGTAGTTCAGCATTCCTAATCCTGAACGTTCGTCCACTAGATAGGCTGGAATAGTCTCCACTAGCCTGAATTGTTGCGGATTTTACCTGTAGCTGTGCAGCCTTAGCAAATACAGATGCCTCTTCTGCTGCTTTAGCAGTAGCAAATAACCAATCTTCCTTAGACGGCATATTCATAAGGGCTTCAGCGTTCCTAATTCTGAATACCCTACCGCTATCAAGGCTTGAGTAGTCACCACTAGCTACTATACCGTCTTTTGCATCTTTAGTAGCACCGAACATATTTACACGGGCACCAGATTTGCTCATATCTGTTGGGTTGTACCTAGTAAAGTATGAACCGTTGGCCTGTGCGATAGCTAAAGCTTTATTGACCTCTACCTGTATCATTTCCTTTGAGTGAACCTTAGCCTGAACAAGTTCTTTCATGTCAGAGGTTTCCTTGGCGATGGCCGCATCCTCACTTGCGCGTCTAGCCACCCTAAAAGCACCGAAAGCAGCCTGAGTTTTCTGCAAGTCGAATGCCATCTGCGCAGCAAGTCTTTGGTCGTATCCTACTTTCTCGGCAGCTGCTACTTCTGACACATTAGCTCTTGCTCCAGCTAACATCTGGCTGTACTGATCCCTAGTGATACCAAGGCTTTTGGCTGAGTGATTTTTCTGTATGTCTATAGCCATATCCAATGCGGATTGAATATTTGCAGCCATTTGCTGTACCTCAGTAGCAGAGCTACTTGAGAGCTTTTTTAACTCTGCTTGAATAGAGTTTATCTTTGCACTATCTAAGGCTCTGATTACCTTAGTCAGCTTTTCAAGCGATTTTTCTACCTGAGCTACTTCTGCCTGTATTTCCTGCGTGTTAATTAGTATGTCAGACAAGACAGTTCCTAGGGTTAGTGCTTGTAGTGGCGCTCATTTTAAAGGAAAAGCCAGCATAAAACGGGTTTTCTGTGGTATTAGGCTTGTGATTCGCGTATCTTGATGACCTCATTGCGCCACGCTTTGTCGATGCGGTGTAGGTCATCCCAAAGGTCAGCAACTTCAAGATTACTACATCCATGTACCATCCCGTAGATAGCTACTTCACTGAATGATATTAGTGGTAGGCTATGCTCAGTGGAAGGCCTACTTCCCGATAGCTCCTGCCACACACTATGCGGCCATACCCAAATGTCTAGCAATACTGGTCTGTTAGCAAGTGCTGGTGGCTTAACCCCTCTCTCTTCCCACATCTCATGGAGAAATTTGAGTTTGTCACCCCACCGTAGCTCCCACTCAAACCACTCTGCTAGTTTTTTGCGTCTTCTTCGTCTTTAATAACCTTGAAGTTTTCCATGTCTTCTGCAACTTTGCCCACTGCAACGCGGAACTCTTTTAGTTTCAACAGCATAACTGCTGCATCGTAGCTGTATGATGTCCACTCACCTTTGATATTTACTTTACCTTCCCACCCAAGCAGGACAGTCTTAGCAAGTACTTCTACAAAAATCTCATCACTCTTGGCTTCAGCCGCGTCACCTTTTGAGTCAAGTACTGCACGATGTTGCTTGACAAGCCGTTGAATCAGCTTTGCGTAATTCTTGTTACCGGACCGTGCAACGGTAAAAATAGTGTCACCCGCTCCCGGAATTTGAGTAGGAGTGCCTTCTTTTTCAGTAGTCTCATTAGTAGCAAACGCGGCAAATAGGTCTATAGCAGACATTGTGTATCCTGAGGTTGTTGGAAACTGCATTATCGAGCCTGTGCCATCAAAGCACATAGGACAAGTGCAATATTGGTATGCACAGGCGCAAAAAAGCCTCCCGATGTTTCCACCGAGAGGCGAACCAACAACCCCGATTTAAAGCTTAGACTGCCGCGCCAACCCGATCAATAAACAGCAACTTGCGTAGTGCTACATTAGGGTTACTGACATCGTTAAGCGCAGTCAGCGTCATGTCAACCATTTGGTCTTGATCTTTTGCACCAGCAGACGACTTCCACGTAGTGACGTTACAGACAGGTGCAGTAAAGATGTAGCCATTACCAGCAGAATCAGTTGTAGCAAAACTGATAGCGCCATTTACATTAGTACGGAACTTCTGGAACGTTGTCTTGTCAGCAAAATAGACTGACATATTCATAGTGCATTGAATGGTACCGGAACCAATACCTACTGCACCAAGTGTGCCGATAGCCTCTTGAGAGCGCAAACTATTAGCAAAACTCAGGTCAACAGACTTGACATAAGTGCCGACTACAGGAACGCCATCCATCCATACAGCATTTGTAGCACCACTAACACCGGAATGAACATCATAGGCATCAGCAGGAACTGGAGTACCGGGCAGCGCTGTAACATTGGATTCCAATGCGCTCTTGCCAATAAAGTCAAATGACGCTTCGCTTAGAGCACCGGAAGCTACCTTCAGGCTGAACTTATCAGGTGTCATACCAACATAGTTGATAAACACACCGATGTCAGTCATCTGCTTTTCGATAGACCAGCTACTCTGTGTAGTGCCATGAGTAAGCCGTGCGGCTTGAATCTGAATAGACTCAGCTGCACTGACAGTAGCTGGTGTATTCAAGTCTAGAGTCAGCACAGTAGCCGTTGGCGGCGTAATGGTACTGACACGCAAAATCTTGCCGTTATTTACACCGACACTCAGCACACGGAACCACTGCCCCATTGCAAGTGTGGTAAATAGGCTAGTGCCAGCAGTGGCCGCTGATGCCGTAATTGCAGTAGCACTAATGGTAGCTGTTGGTGTAGCAATACCAAGGCCAATAGTACCGAAGTCAGTGAATACAGCCTGCATTGCAGACTCGAAAAAGTCCTCAAGACCAAGCGCCCGCATCTCTATCCCTAGCGTTCCAGACGCTTTTGCAGAGGTCGGAGACACCGAGCTAATGGTGCGCGATGCGTTGATTTCAGCCGAAGCTGTTTTGGTGATGTCAAAATTCAGAGACTCGGACTTGATACGAAGCACGGTAGGATTACCCGCCACCGGCGTGACGCCGAATACGGCTTCTTTGATCGCACGGACGGTGACAAGGCTGGATGATGCGAGAGGCATAGTAGGCTCCAAAATGGCAATGAAAAATCAATGCCTAAAGTCTACGGTGCCGACGCTACATAACAGCTTGGACTTCCTGATTTTGGAGAGACTATATTGAACTTATGCTAATCAGGGGTCTACAGAGCGTACTGTAAATCAACCCAAAAAGGGATTACTACCGGCGAGTACAGCCAGCCCAAGTGCGGTACGTCAGGCCCAACCGTAGCCATGTGCGTGTGCACAATGCCAAACGTTCTGCGTTGCAGCTTTGGATAGAAGTAGTCAAGGATAGTGTTAGCTGCTCTAGTTCCACCACCCTCCTTAACACCAGCAGCCAGTATTATTTGTCCATGTATCCTGTGCATAGGGTTATCAGACAGGTCTGCTTGCTCCATGTCTATATACTTGATGTCAACCCGTAAGTATGGATTTATCTGATACTGCGTGTCTACAAGAAGAATATTGTCATACTCAATCAGTATTAAGTAGCCTCCGGGAAAATCTGCCTTTAGGGCGTCTATTGCAGAGGCTATATCTTGACGTATTTGTTCTCTTGACATGTTAACTAACTAGATTTGGAAACCTGTTTTGTAGATATAATTTCACACCTAGTGGCGCTTCTATCAAGTTGACACGACGAAGTTTTATGGTGCCAGCGTCTAGCTCTCCGGCAACTTGCGATCTATTTACAAGCCTGACATTGGTGTTCCACTTTATGCTAGCTATATTCTCGTAGTTAGAGTTTTTCTTTGCTGCAGCAATAGCAGTCAAGTCTCCAGCACTCTTGGCCCACCCTAACGCTGTCCTGCTATGATCGGCTTTAGTCTCTGATGCGCCAATATCCCATGACTGTAAATTTCTCCATGGGTCTACTTTAAGTGTGCGTTGCTGTCTCCATGTTCCAGTCTGATTAGTCTCTACACCCCAATTAACTGCATAGTTACCAGACCACTGCGGACTTACTCTAACAGCTTCATCCAATACCAATTTTACGCGCCTTCTAACTTTCTCATTTGCATTCTCATGCACACCCTTCATTACGGCATCGCTCATCTTCACCCACTTAGCCATATCCACGGTTGACCCCATCAGGCCCTCCGAATATGCAGGTTGTAGCCGTCAAGCTCGGGCGTGCTGGTCAGAACCTTCCAATTAGCCCTCGCCAAGCTCACCAGAGAGCCTACGGGGGCAGGCATTGCAAGGATCAAGGTCATATCCCCGGATAGAATTCGAGGGTCTGCTTGGGACGCAAATCGGAAAAGTTTTGAGGGGTCAAAAAAGATACCGAATGTGTTCGTAACCACGCCAGCGCGGGTATCGAGAACAGGGTCATAGTCACCTACCGTTGTCAGCGTTACGGGAACCCGCGGTGACCCATCTAATTCATCAGCGTTAGCTAACAGGAATCCGCCTGCTGTCGTGTGTACTGAGCGTACGCGAAACAACTTGCTGCCTGTACTGATAAACTGACCTTTAAATACGTTCTCACTTATACTGATAGTAAAGTCCCATTGCGGGTCATAATCGCTATCAGTGACATAGTTTACCGTATCTTTTAGATACTCTTTGCTAGTAGCAAGCTCATAGCCCGGTATGTCATTGCACACCTCACCCGGTGTAAGCCGTATAGCCAAGTCGATAACCTTGCGCGTCCAGTAAGCAGTTCTAAGCGCCCTATTTTGCAGGCCGTCTGTATTTCCGTCACCGACAATCCACATCTCATCGAAGTAACTGATTACCCTACGCGGTGGCATAACAGTACCCGGAACTACACTGATCGTGCGTTTCTTATTGGTGCTACCGTCTGGTGAGGTTTCGTTAAATGAACTTACCTGACCCTTAAATAACTTTGCACGGCTATACCCATCAAAAATGTCGATGTCGTCAAAATGTTTGCTGATGTCAGATAGCAGCGGCATCGGCTATTACAAGTTTGTTACAGGATCGCGCAAAATACCAGTACTAATAGCAAATACTTGAGTAACAGACGATGATGATACAGCAACTGTATCAGTGACTCCATAGTAACTCACAGCAAGTCTTAACTTGATGTCACCAAGCACAAGCTGTACAGAGGTTCTTACAGAGTCGTAGATTGCTGCGTTGCTATTTCGCTGAAATCCTGCTCTACCATCAGTCAGCTGCTGAATACCGAACATCGGTAGCGATGTCAATAACTGCTTTGCGATAGCGTATGGAACATACAAGCAGACTAGGCCTATAAACCTAGTCTGCGCTTCAGTCTTCACCGAAAGTTCTGAAAATGTATCGAAAACAGTTGGAATACCAACTACTACATCATCAAGCGCAATCAGCGCATGAGTGTCGTACATTGGCTGATTTAAGGCCTCATCAGTCAATTCCGTTGCCGATACACCAAGCACAGCCCGAATTTCGTCGTAGCTGGTGTAGCGCAGTAGCGGCATCCTTTAGTCCACGTACTTCATTTTTCCTGCCTCAATTTGTGAATCAACCCATCCAGAAGGCTGAAACAACTCTTGAGGGGCAAGCGTGTAGCTCACGCCTGTCATAGGGTCGTGCATATCGCCGTGCACAGTTACCACCATCTTCTTAGACGCCTTCGGTTTTTCCACCGCCGGTGTCTTCACATCAGCCGCCGGTGTCTTCACATCCACCTCTGCAACGCGCTTGACTTCAGTAGTAGAGTCCGAACCCGGTTTCGCAGCAAATTTTGCAGTATCAGTCATTTAGGTCTTTCGTTAATACAAGAAAAAAGCCCTCTCGTGGAGGGCCTTGTGAACTTCGCCCGACTTAGGTCAAATAGAGCCGTTCTTACGTCAAGGTTAGGACCGTCCATGCTTGATCGAATAATCTATACGAGATTGAACCTGAGTCCACACGTAGCTTCCGACTTCTGCGTATGGCAAACTCTGCCGTCGCCGTGTACGACAAAGCTGTACTGTTTACAATACTGTAGCCGTACTGCTTGTCGTAACCAACAATGGTGTTGGCCGGCCAGTTGGGGTCTTGGCTGATTATGACAGATACCTTGTCAGGCCAAGTTGGATTCAGGATGGACTCAATGATGTCCACACGATTGCTGGTGCCAAAGTTGCTGCCAACAAGCGGGCGACCAGCACGATTTTCGATAGCAAGCGCACCGGCCAAGTCAGTGATGATAGTCGTAACCTGACGATAGCGACTGCCGTTAAACAGCCATGCCACCCATGCTTTTTGTGACAACGTGCCGGGAACAGTCAACGTTGCATCAAAGTCAGTCTTTGCATTTTTGACAGCGCCGGGAACACCAGACAGTGGACCCATACCAATGTCAGGATCACCATTGAGGAAGGCCAGTATCTGCATCTCAACGCGCTCAAGGTTCTCAACTTCAGCCTGACGACCCATAGACAGGGTGACCAGTGCCAAACTCGTAGAGTTCGCTGCTTCATCCGAAATCTCAAGACCGATAGACGTACCGGCGATCTTTGCAGATTTGTCAGATGCAGTAATCAGCAACATGCTGGCAGGTTCTGCCAACTGAGCGATAGCGCGGCTACGCCCTTGTTCGGCGCGTGTGAAGTCAAGCACAGGACGGTCAAACTTGGTGCCGGGGATGGTGTCGATAGTAGCCGCTTGACTGTTGAAGATAGCACTGATGCCATAGTCAGTCGAGGTCAACTTGTTTTCGATGGAGTCCATCAAGTAGGCCACGGTAGCCAAGCGGCCAGAGATTGCACCTTCTTCAGTGATGGCACCAGCTGTAAAGCCTAGACCTTGCATAGCAAAGCCCATCGTAACGCTCTTTCGTCCAGCACCAAGGCGAGAATACATCTGCTGCGTAGCAGTTGGCTGGCCCTCTTTTGTCGGGTACATCACATCAAGCATTGCGCCAATGTGCTTGTAACCCTCAGCACTAGCGCGCTGCAAGGCACCAAGGCCGACCTCAGCTTGGTGTACTTCACCTTGTTCGTCAAAAATACCAATTGCTTGTTCCATTAGATGCTCCTGAATAACTGAAATTGATTAGAGCAGTTCGATAACGCCGGTAGTGCCGATAGCACCCGTATTTGCGTTACCAAGACTGACCACACGCGCTTTGAACGGACCCGATCCGGCAGTTGCCTGCGTGGTCGCTTTAGTCACCTTCAATGGAGCAGTAAGAGCAGTACCAAATGGAACAACAGTTCCTGTCACCACAAAATCACCCGTAGCGATAACACCCGTACCCGGCGTAAGCTGCAGGCCGTCAAAAGTGACGTTCTTGTAGCCCTTGCCGTAGATACCGATAATCGCAAAGCCGTCAACAGTCCCTTGATTGTTCAAGTTGGACGAGCCTTGAATAGCTTCGATAGCATCACCGGGAGCGGCCAGTATGTAGCTGTTAGCGGCAGCAAGCTTAACGGCTTTTCCGTTCTCAGCATTGTCGTGCTTTTGTACCGTAGTGCCACCACGCACGGTCATAACACGTTCGCTGTAGATGGTTTCAGAAATGAGAAATTTTGGCATGATGTGTTACCCTTGATTGATTACTTGGCGCGTGGAAGCTTGATAGCTATTTCTAGCTCACGATCAGTCATGGTCGGAGCCTTAGCGTCCGCTTCTGGCTTACCTAAGGAGGTAGCCGCAACGCCACCAACCTTAAATTTGGCTCTAAACAAGCCCGATAACCGGGTATGCTCAGCAAGTACTTCTGCTGGTGTCATCGCTGCAGCCGCTTCTGCGGTAGTACCAAAATGTAATCCCATCGTGCGAACAGAGGCGCGAGCAATGTCTGTCATCGCTGCAGCCTGCGTAGCAGCCGCCGTGTTCGCTTGAACATTCGCAGCAAGGGCTGCAACTGCCGTAGCAGTCTCCACGCGAGCAGTCAGCAAGTCTTGATTAGCAGTAGCAAGCATCCCCTTCAACAGAGCAACAGCTTCGTTTACCAGTGGTGCAACAGCTGCTACTGAAGTCGTACCACCACCGGCAGCTAGAGCTTCATCAGCTTCTCTAGCTGTTACTCTAGCAAGTTCTGCAGCAGCCGCTGCGGCTGACTCTGTAGCAATCTCTTCTTCGGTCTTTTCAGCACCAAGCTCAACACCGGCAGCCATCGCGGCAAGTTGTTCAGCTGAGAGGGTTTGTGTTTTCATTGAGGTTCCTAAATGATTGGTGAGATTATCGGCCAGAAGGACAGTACCAGTCGATGCCTGTGCTTGGACATTGCTATTGTTGGTAGCACCTATGCCCCTAGACGCAGAGGCTGTCGTCTTTGCTTTTTTCATGAGCGCCATCGCTTTTTTCATGGCGTCCTCATAAGTGCCTACAGCGTCAACAAGTCCCGCTGTCTTAGCAGCCTTACCGAGAAACTCGCGGCCTTGACCAAACTTCTTGTCTGCTGTTGTAACTGCTACACCACGACCAGCCGCTACTTGAGGAAGGAAAATGTCATAGAGGTCGTTAGCCATAGTTTGCAGCGCGTCTTTAGCTTCTGCAGTCAGGGCCTCAAAAGGAGTAGCAAGCGCTTTTTCAGAGCCTGCACGAATGATAGTGGGTTTTATACCAGCCTGAGCAAGCTCTTGACTTCTATCCATGTGCACCATTAGAATGCCAATGCTACCGACTATTGCAGTTTCAGACGCTACGGCATACTGACCTTGACTACCAAGCCAAAGTGCAGCGCTTGCCATCGCAGACCCTGTATAGGTAACTACAGGTTTAATAGTGTCTACACGCGCAATCAACTGCGAGCATTCGTGGCAACCAGCTACCATGCCACCACCAGAGCCGATATTGAGCATGATGGACTGCACTGCAGGGTCGGTGACAGCGGCAGCAAGTGCGTTTCTGATGTCGTTGTAGCCGATCATCCCAAAGAAGACGCCGAAGCCTGCACTGCCTTCAACAAGGGAACCTGCAATATTGATGACTCCAACGCCATTGTCAACGCTGAGAATCTGGCTAAGAACTTGGCTATCGTAGTTGAAATCAGCTTTGAAGCCAGCATCAGCCCTTGCTTTGAGCATCCCTTCAAGATACCCCTCATACGATTGCTGTGTGCCTGCCCAAAGTTGCAGTCCTGTTTTCATGTCATATTCCTCATGCGTTGGAATTTTATGTGGTATTTGCGAGATAGCGTACCTAAAATCTTGGACTTCCGAGCATTTGCCGCTTCTACTCGATAACTTTTGGTGCCATCAAGCCTTTGGACTTTTTGGGGCCTTTGGCGCTTTACTGGTCAATGTCTGGTCTATTGCACTGGTATTTGACGAGGGGTTCCCATTAGGGTCTGCTTTTACCGGCATTAAGAACATAGTTCCTGATAGAGGCTTGAATCCGGGTGGTGGAAGGTGTCCAGTAAGCTGTAAGCAAGCTTCTTCATCCGGCAAGTAGCCAATACTAAGTAATTCAAGCACCCTGCTTTGCTCCATCGACCTGAATGCCTCAAGCTCACTTTCTGGCTTCAATTCGATATTAGCGTACTTAAACTCTACATACACGTCCTGCCCAAGGATGCGGGTCGCAATTGTCAAGGCTCTGCTGTATACCTCGTTAAGCTTGACACGTAGCATGTTCGCCTGCTTTATGTATAACAGTGTTTCTGCAGATGCGGCGTTAGACGTTGTACCATGCCCAAGGATAACAGGTAGTGTCTTTGCACCTGCCGCCATCTTGCCATTTAACACCTTTTGCAAGCGCTCGATAATTGCAGAAGGATCGTGACCTCCGTCAACAAAACCATAACCAACCGCATCAAAGCTTACAAGTGCATCTTCTGGAGCCAAGCCGTTTATCAATCTCTCGATAGAGCTTATTAACTCATTCTTGTAGGCAGTAAACTTGTCGGAGTCAGCCAGAATCTCTGGAGGCACCATCTTTTTGACTTTTTCGCTGTCAATGGTCGCCGTCAACCTTGGAAGCACTGCCCGCTTAAGTGCCCGCCTGACATCGTTGTTAAAGTCAGCATCAGCAAGTACTGGCTGTATAGAAGCCTCCAAGTAACTACTTGGGTAAGCCTCTGTAAGCAAGTTGTCTACTGTAGTGTAGATAATCGTTGGCAAGTCAAGGTCGATGTCAGTCCCACCGATCCTCTGCTTAAGCTTGAACGAATTATCTTCGTCAAACATAATAAGAGTCGTAACAGACACCGGGTTAAAGCTTGCAGGCACCCTAGCCTTATCAAGCGCAACCTCAAGGCAGGCAGCACCGTCTAGTATCAACTCCAAGCCAAGCTCTTCACTGAGCGTCTGTAAGCCTTTCTGCGGTCCGAAGCTTCCATCTACATTGCCAAGGTAAGTCAAACGCCGTAGAAGCTCAGACGCTAATCCAGAAGCCTCTGGATTAATAGTACCGTCCATATTACGGGCAGCTACAGAAAACCTTTCTGGAATACCAGTGCGGAGCAGAAAAGATACCGCACTAGACAAGTCTGGTGAAGCCTTGACAAGGCTCCGCATGACCTTTCTCGTATCACCTGCATTTCTCGCTTCCAGCCTATCAGAACTGGCAAGGTTTCTGTCTACCCTACGAAGCGCCGCCGATGACGCAACAACAGAAGTTCTATATGCTGGTACGCTGACACCGCCCTTAGGCGGCTTCGGTAGTGCAAACGGTGGCAAAGCGCCATTACCACTTCCGATCTTAGCACTAAACCCTGCTTCTTCTTCGTCAACGAAGCGTGGTGCATTCCGGCCAAGCACCAACATCATTCTCTGGAAATAGCCCATAGCAGTGTCCTTTAGGGTCAGACTTCCCAACCCGTTGGGTTGGGATTCTACCGGAGGCCGGTAACTATCTTGATAGGACTATCTATTTATTGGTGTCGTTAGTGGAGGCTTCAACCTGAAGCTTGTAACCAAAGCCACTGCATTGCTAACCCAAGTCTGCCGTGTACGCATCTGCCAAGCCAGCAGCATGTAACCAAGTGCAAAGTGCTGGTGGTCCACCTGTGTACCTGTCTTTTGCCATAGCCACACAAGTTCGTCTTTGACGAACACCTGAGTTCGCTTAAGTGAAGTGTAATGGCTGTTATAGTCTACCAGAGCCTTTGTCATTATCAAAGATGAGGTTTTGAACGCCGCCATCGTTTCGTCAAGCATCATGGTTCTATTAACCTTGAGTAGCCGAAGATTGAGCTTCCCTTCTTCTGCATCCGGTGTCTTCTCTTGAAGTGTATACAACTGCACAGTTTTAGCCGACGCAAATACAGCACCATAAGCATTGGTGTCGTACTCACACACCTTCATAACTTCAGTTGTATACGGGTATACGTCATGTACAGATGCTACAACCCTATATTTCTTTATAAGTTCAAGTCTTCTAGTCTCCCAAATAGATATTGGCACCATCTCCCGATGTACCACTATAATCAAGCCTGCCGTATTAATTCTACCGATACACACGGCGCATAGCAAGCCCATGTCGAAGCCCATGACATGTACTTCCGAACTATCCAAGGACACTTCAACTGTACTCTTTAGAATATCATCCAGCGTAATCTGCTCGTTCTTGTTTTCGCTAGTCTCGCCAAGCACCTGATTCATCCACTCTGATCTAGTATTATACTCAGTAGAGGTTCTAACAAGGTAAGATGGAACAAGCACAAGACACGCAGTTACCGGCGTGATAAAGTAACTATGCGCCTCATAGTTATCGTCTGGATTCTCACATACCCATTCAAGCCTCTCAGGGTGTAAATCTGGGTCGTTACCGCAGGAAGGGCAAGTCCAGTGAGCCTCTCTCCATCTAATATCCTTAAGACTGACTTTTGTAATCAACTCTAAATCTTGGTCATATCCCGGAATAACAATATCATTGTGGTAACTAGGCAACCACTTATGGCCACAGCACCCACACTCAGCCATGTGGCGCATACGCTTACTAGTTTCAGTTTCCTTCGTAATTCCCACACCATTTATGGTAGGCGTACTGAACTGCCTTACAATTTGCAAGTCTGACGCCTGCAAGCGTGACCTGAATTGCTTTACTACGTCTGGATCACAGCGATCAATCTCATCAACTATCAAGCAGTCTGCACTAATAGAGAGTGCCGCTGTATCTGACTTGGTACCACGTATAAAGATAAAGTTCTTATTTATCTCTTTCAACTCCATCGAGTGCACATTAACGTTAACCAAGCGTCTAACTATAGGGCTGTTATCTATCAGAGGATTAAGCTTTGTAGTTACAAGCTTGTTTGCATCTCCCGCAGTAGGTAATGCGTAGATACTGTTAAACTTCTTTTGTGTACAAGCAGCGGCCACAGCGTAGGCCATAGTCGTGATAGTCAAGCCGATCTGTGCTGGCTTAACCGTGTTATTTACCCTTGAGGTATCATTCAGAATGTCTTTTTGGTAGCCATAGCGTGTACCAAAGCTGAAGTGCCCACCCTCAAGCATAATGCTCTTTTCTACATACGCCGCCAAGTTCTGTAAGTTGTAGACATTGCGAACACCATCCTTAATTCTCTGTAGATGCTCAGACTTCACTGAGTGCCTCTTCGTAGGCAGTTATAAAACTTTCACTAACTTCTGGAAAGTCCTTTAGAACTTTTATCAAGACTTCTTCCATCTTTTTCATGCGCTCAGAGTTAAATAGCTCAGTTCGGATAGTCGCTATCCTTCCAAGCACATTAACAACACTGTTAATCGTCTGCGCTCTCTGGTTTAAAGGCTCCTTCTTTGATGCCTCAAACATGCGCCTTGCAGCTATATAGTGAGAATATAGCTCATCTGCCAGATCAAGCTCTTCAAGCGCTACTACTGGAGAAAAAACTACTTCTTCTTCTTCTTTCGGTTTATCAGCTTTGGGAGGGGGTGCAAGACTTTCGTGCATCTCTGGCTTTCTGTATTGTTAATTGTTTCTGAGCAAGCACTATCGCTACGTACCCTTGTATAAGCTCAGGACGGCGCTTCTTCGCTTTCTGCAAGAAGCGCTGCATGGTGTTGTAGCTGACGAAGGCTATATTTGCAGCCTCCTGAATTGTATGTTTGCCTTTCAACACATCTATAGCAATCTCAAGCTTGAATAACTTTCTACCTTCAATCATAGGCCTCTTGTCTATGATCTGTATTTTAGTAAAAAACTTGTACGATAAGTAAGTCTCATGTACTCCAAGTTGCCTGGCAAGTGCCCTTGTTGTAATGATTCTGTTGAACAAGTCCATTTTCTGCTGCTCGGTGATCCTACTCTGTAGAGAACCGGGCTTGTGTATGTTGGGCTTTGGCCAGAATGACGGATATTGCATGTCCAATATTTTATTGGACTTAGCGCCAGTATAGGAGTTACCATATTAGCAGAAGTCTTTTATGTCTTGTGATTTTTGATCTACGTCAAGCTCACTAGGCTTCTCTGCTTAAGGACTTACTTAGTACTCACTGTAGTACCTTTAGGACAAGTCTTTAGGGTTCTATCAGGGATTTTTGGCGATATAGGGGTCGTTTAGCTGGTTTTTCTTTAGTGCTGAGAAATTAGCAATATCAGCTTATTTTACTAGTTTTTGTACGTTTTGTTACAAATATCTCGGTAAAATGGTCAATTTTTTAAAATTTTTCGATTTTTAACGTGTTTTAGGTGTCATTTTTAGGTGCTATTTTAAGGTAGTTGGGGAAAGTTTTGGAGAAAAATTCTATTAGGCGAAGGCCTCTAGCGGGCACTTTCCGTGCCAATAAACCGCAAACCCTATACGTCAACCTATAGGGGTTTACCCCTATTGTTTCCATCACAATCCCACTGTCAGTTCCGGTGTCAGTTTCCCGTAAGCATCTTATGGTATGAATCGCGATGTCAGTCCTATGTAAGTTTAGCATGGTAGGTTTTAGGTGTCAGTCTCATGTAAGGGTTTTAGTGTAATCGCAAGTAAGGGCCTAGGTTACAATGTCTTACACTTGCCGTTATCAATTAGCTTGTATAGCCTTAGATAACCGTGCCATAATATAGCCAGTGGCGAGAGACTGATTACAGACTTGCCACTTAGGGCTATAACTACGCCCATACTTTTCAACCACTTCAAAGGCTCAAAATGAACACCATCGCTATCCCGTCCGTCCTGACAATCCATGCTATTGCGTCTGCTAAGTCAGGAAAGGTCAGTAAAAACGCGGATAAAGCCGCAACTCTGTTGCGCACCGCATCAAGCGCAACCGTGCTAGCGGTTGCCATGTCAAAAGGTGCGCTGCAAACTACTGCGCAGTCTGCCCTTCGCGACCTTACGCCCACAATGGGGGCTATTCTGTCAGGGGATACGGTTGCTAATTGGGGCGACTTACTTACCATGCTTGCCAATCGTTTTGGCTTGCGCAACCTTAACCGCGACAAACTGAGCACCCACTATATGAAAGGTCGTAAGGGCGTCATCGCTTACGTGCAACTCTGCCTTACAGACGCCTACGGCGATGAGAAACGCGCTGAAGGCGATAAAGCCGCCGAAAAGGCAGACGCCCTTATTACGGAATTGTTGCAAGTGGTTGAAAACGTCAACCGCTTAAGCGATGCTCATGAATCCGCACGGTTGAAGGCAGAGACAGACGCGGCTTTGCTGGCCAGTGGTCTTGCACCAGACGCAACCGCACCAGACGCAACCGCACCCGCACCAGACGCCACGCAAGCCGCCTAAACGAACAGCGACCTAGTACCGTACTAGGTCGCTATCTGCAAAGCCTTGCACGGGCTTTGCAGATAGCGCAACCCGCTATAAGTAGCGTCTGATTACAGACGCGCACAGAACGATGCACCGTAACAGTGCGGCGTGAGCATGTCCGAAAGAGCAAGCTTCGCAATCTTCGCCACTCATTAAAAATCTAAAGTTAAAAATCAGTTGCAAGGCCATAACTACGCCTATGCGGCATGGGTGCCGGAAACAGCACAGCGAAAAGCGCCGGAAACAGCGCATGACGCACCACGCATAAAAATACTGACAGATAACTTACGATAATATGAGCCAGCTACAAACCCAGCCAATCCGCGTAAATAATCGGCCTTTGTAACGTACACCCTATCACTTAGCTGTAGACAGCCTCAAATTAAGCTGTCTGTGCTAGTCCCTGCCGTGTAAACCTACAGAATTTAATAACACTGATACCAGTATTTGAACCAATGGACGGTTCCAGACGCCCATACACACATAATATTCCCTACAGGTTATAACGACTCAAAACAACGTGACGCAGTTTACGTAGCATCGCCAACCCCGGCGGTTCGACTATTCCCGGCGCCTAAATTTGCGCGTCAATGGATAGCCTCAACGACTAATAACGTAGTTAATAAAGACGGATGCGCGGTAACGTGTAGTCACAGCAATGCTGACCATCTTTTGGCCTATGAACGGATAACTGTATCTTGCGGCTGCAGTGAAAAATACATAGGCTCCTTGATGTAAACCTACGCCAAGCGGTTGATAAATAAACAGATGGGGTGTGACTAACAATCACTTTATCGCGGGTAGAGGCGCGTGTACCTCTAGACTAACGGACAGAAAGAATGCTCCGTAACGTATCGCAGCCCGTTGAATAGGCTGTTAACCAACCGATATGCGACCCCTGCCTACACCCCGAAAAATTCTTGGGTGTAGGCGGCGGCGCGTGTCAAATAAGCTGCTATCGCAGACAGGAAGGGCGTGCGCCCTGCTTTAGTTACTTTAGTAACTCTCTTAGGTCTACGTTTACGTGGGCCTAACTGAGTTAGTAGTGTGCTAACTGACTTAAAAGGAACTATGTATGCAACAGCAACAACTTGATGTCGTGGGCGCTGAAATTAACGCCTTGATCAACCAACTGCAAGGCGGTTTAATCACCGTCATTGAATTCGTGGACGCTATCGCACACAAGCGCGTGTACCTACCCAATGAAGACGCTCTGTGCGGCCTTCTGTGCCCCTTCACGGGCCTGCGTTACCCCACGGCAGAGGAACTGGCTGTCATGGACGCAAGGGCTTAATCGTGGGCGCAGCAAGGGAAAAGCACAAGTACGTCCCGCACATAGGTAAGAATCATGTGCGGCCTGTGCAGCCTACAGTAATAGGCAACGGGCCTAGCATACGTGTGCTTGGGCCAAAGAGCTTGCGTAAGCAGGCATTGAAACTTAAAAGGAGCTATCCATGAAACCACTTGATACCCAATCTATCCCGCTTGATATGCGTGTGCTTGCAGCTAATGCGGGCCTTGAGTACGTAAACTGCACTATTGCGGTGCAGTTAGCGGAAGAGGTGCATTGGCAGCATAACAACGCCACCACGCATGATGCGCTGATGCTGGCGTATGGAGCGCAACGTGTGGCGCAAAACGAACTTGAACAGGCCTGCAAGGCTGTTAGCGCGTACATCGCAATAGCCGGCGTTAGCGCATAAGACGAACTTTTTGTAGGCCTTCACGGGCCTACCAAAGGCAGACTTTGCCCTACTTCAAAGGAAAATCATGCGCACCCACTACGAAACCCAAAGGCGCAGACGCGCCGGTACTTCAAACATCATGAACTACGCGCTGTTCAGCCTCGCCATCGCCTGCCTCATTGGCATGGGCGTGCTGACGATGATGGCGTGTGCTTACGCTGACGGTGATAGCGGGCTGCACCCTGCTATTGTCTCTGTTTGCGTGGCTGTGCTCGCTATTCTCGGGTTTAAGGCCTGCTCTTTGGTGTGTGAGGGCTGATATTGTTGGGTTTGAGGGTTTGTGATGGGTATGGGTTGGGGGTTAACGTGACTGCTATGCGTGCATTTTGTTACAAATATTTTGTTAAAATAGCCCCATTTTTTTTTAACAATTCGCTGTTTTTAAAAATGTTATTTAAGGAGCGTTATGGACGATTGTTTTTGCACTGAGTGCG